CAAAACCCATTTTTTGAAGCACTAACCCTATACGCCCCAATGCTAAACCATACACAACAGTAGTCTCCCTTGCGATTTCCGCTTTTTTTACTGTTTCTAAAGCCCATACTATTGTGTCATGGATTTCTTTCAACGCTTCGTTGCAGTCCATTTTCACCTACATTCCTGTCCATTCATGTACGTTTCTGTCTTTTCCTGTCCTTTAATTTCCCATTATGTCCACTTAAGTCCATCAACTTCCCCTCATGTCCATATTCCCCCAGTGGCGAAAATGGATCGCTGCATTCACTGCGCGCATTCCGTTACTGCAATCCCAGTTTCCTGAGCATTGCCTCCCGGCGCTCGGCCCATTCAGTTTCGGACAGCGGCGTGTATTCCTCGAACGAGGGCGCGGCTTCGGCAAGAGGCGGCGGCGCGTGGTGCGGCGCGGCCCTCGCGGGCAGGCCCGGCGGCATTTTCTTCGCTTGTCTTGGCGGCATCGCCGCCTGCACCAGCGCCTTGAGCTCCGGCGGCATGATCTCCAGCGTCTCCTTTGCCCTTTTCAGGCCTTCATAGGCTTTCATGAACTGCCCGCGCGTGACGGTGTTGAAGATGTCCGCTTCGAGGTTCCCCATGTCGCGCAGCCCCGACAGACCGCCGCAGAAGCGTCTGACCTCGTATGGCAAGGCCTCGAATTCCTCCTGCGTGACGACCGTCGCGCGCTCGGCGGCCCTCGCGAGGGCGCCCCATGCTGAAACGGCGTCGTCCTGCCCCGCGTTCAGCATCTCTTTTACTCGGGCGACGATGTCCGCGAGCTTCGGCTCGAAAGGGCTTTCCGCGAGCGCCCTGTACGCGGCGAACTCCACGAGCCCTTTCGGGGCGCTCCTGAAAGCCGACGCCCAGAGCGCGAGCCGCTTCTCCGGGTCGTTGGTGTTCAGGAATTTCGGGTGCTCTTCGGCTATCATGGCCATGAGTCCGCTAACTTCCGATATCGTCAACAGCCGCCACCCCTTCCCCCCGGTGCTTGTCCGCCAGCTCCGCGTAGATGTTGCCGCCCCCCGGCTTCCCGCCCCGCTTCCTGCCCGGCGCCCTCTGCTCATGCTCGAGGTCTTCGCGCGCCACGTCGCTCATCGTCCTCACGCCCCTTTGCTCCCTGTTCCTGAGAATCCCCCGGATATAGCTCCAGCTCCTTTTGTTCTCCGCCGCCGCGCGGCTGAACGCGTCGATGATGACTTCGGGGTCCATCGTCCCGAGGAAGCCCTTCACGTCCTCCACGATCGTCGGGCTCGGCATCGCGGAGCAGATCGTGCCGCAGTATGCCGTTACCACTTTTCCGAGCCCGCCGCCCTCGCGCGCGTCACCACCACCGTCCCCCTTATATACATTATTATCATTATTGTTTGTGTCCGTTAGTGTTTCGCCAGTGTTTCGCGAGTGTTCCGTTTGTGTTTCGCGGCTTTGATATTTCGCCCAGTTTGCAACGGTTAGAAGTGTTCCGTTTGTGTTTCGCTTTAAATCCACCATGCCGTCACTTACCAAAAGCTCCAGAAATCGTCTTGTTTTTGAACGACTTCCCCAGCCCCATTTTTCCGATAATTCACTCAGTGAGGTAAGCATCTGCCCGGCATTGACGGGTATCAGACGACCATCAAAGAGCACTTTTCCGTCTTGATGGTTCACGGACAAAAGTATGTCCAACCATGCGTGACACTTATCATAAGGTTTTTGGCAGTAGAGCCAATGCCTCGTGAATTTACGGTGGATGCTGATCCACCCCTTGCTCATCTCAAAAGACCACCGCCCATCTGCCGCCTGCCAAGCATTTCCGCGCCTACTCGGTCACGATGACGTCCCCGTTTTCGATCAGGTCTGCGAGGTGCGCCCGGAAGTAGTTCGCGATGTTGGCTTTCGCCGCGAGCTTCCACGCGCCGCCGTCCGCCTCTATGATGCCGACCTTCGGCGGGACGCCCTTTTCTTTGTCGCCGGCCTTGATGCGGAGCAGAAACTCGCTTTCCGGCTGCCCCACTTCGAGGAACGTGCGGAATGGGGCAAGTATTACCCTGGCCTTCGGGGTCTCGTAGCGTTTCAGGTCAACGCCCGTCGTGGCGGTGATCTTCTGCGTCACGCCGTTGTCCTCCGACGTGACCGAATCATCGCTGGACAGCCGCGACAGCAGGTCGAGCAGGTACTCGACGTCCCCGTTCTGCTCGAACTGGCTGCGGAGCATTATTATCGCGTCGTCGTGGCTGCTCCACTCGCTGAACGGGAGCGGCAGCTCCGGGGCCGCCTCGTAGAGGGAGTCGCGCCCCAGGTTGTCGCGCCGGTACGTCGTGAACACGGAGACGTGGTCGTGCCTGTCCACGTTGACGAATACCGGCTTCTGGATCTCGTCGCGGTTTATCTCGCACTTAAGGGCCTTCACGACGCCGTCAAGGGAGGAAAATGCGATTCTCTTCACCCGGTCGACATGCGGTTCTATGCGCCTCATGGAGCTGTCGATTGTGTACGTGTCTTTGCCGATCTCATACGTTTTTGGCGTGGCCAGTTTTACGATCTTCTCGATTGCTTCCGCTATCATTTTTCTGCATCCCCTTTCTTGATTAAGCCCGCCTGGGCATCCGCACGACGTCCGGCTGCCGCTGCTCGCCGCCGTGCACGTCGTACTGCCCCGGTATCTGCGGCAGGAGCTCGACGAGCGCTATGCCGCCTCCGCCTGTCATGACCGCCGTGGCGCCCTGTATCGGGTTCGTGGGCTGCGGCGTGGACTTGACCACGAACTCGTACCCGATGTGCTGCCGTTCGGCGTCGGGCTTGAACGTGATCGTCATCTGGATTTTGCGCGGTTTCGTGGCCGGCGTGTTCGGGTCGATGATGTTGTCGAGGATGCGGTCCAGCTCGTAGTCGAACCGCTCGAGCATCGCGCCCTTGCCGAGCTCGAGGAACCTCTTCTGGTCGTCGGTGTTCATGATGTCCCCTTTCCAATTATTCTTCATACTCTACGAAGTGCTTGTACGAGCCTGTCTCTTTCCCCTTTGGCCGCTCCCTCCCCAGCCGGACGCGGTAGCCGGCCTTGGCGAGCAGCTTCGCGAGCTCCAGCCTTTCGGCTTCCGTCAGCGAGCAGTGGCGCTGCTCTTCGATCTTTGGCATGGCTTACCTTTCTTCCTGTGCGCCCTATAACCTCCCCGCATTCTTCCTGGCCCATTCCCGGCGCTCTCTGCGCAACACCTCGCAAGTGTAGAAATGCGGGATGAGCGCCGTCCCGGGTCTGTTTTTGTCGCCGCGCTTGTAGAGCGCGCAGTTTAAGACGAAGTCGCGTTTTTTAATGAGTGTCATTTTGCCGCCCGGCACGAACAGCACGGGCTCTTCGTCGCATGGGGTCCACTCTATCACGCGCACCCACCTGAGCGGCTTGCCGCACAGCGGGCATACGTTCCAGGGCTCACGCCTCCTGTGGGCCATCCAGCACCGGTCCCGGCCCTGCGATGGGTTCATAGTCCTCTTCCCGCCCTTCACGGAACTCCGGCGCCAGCTTGTAGTACGGCTTTATCGCGAACAGCTTTTTTGTGGCGCGGCAGTACCCGCAGAAGCCGCACCGCTTGGGCTTGTACGAGCCGTTCTTGACCATGAGGATGTTGCCGATCCGGCCCTTGATCTGCTCGAGCTCCCAGTCGTACCGCTGGCGGTGGTTGAGCAATAGCGCCTCCTTGTCCGGCGGGTCCTGCTTCGATATCGCCACGATCAGGAAATGCGGGTCGGTTTCGGCATTCGCGCTCTGTTTCTCGATCTCGGAGTAGACCGCCGCCCTCATCATGTAGCCGTACGTCTCGACGAACGTCTCGCGCTCTTTCAGCGCCGGGTTGTACGTCGTTTCCCATATGTTCTTTGTAGTCTTCCAGTCGATGATCCACCGCCCGTCTGGCACGTACTTGTCCACCCGGATGCGCCAGGGGATGCCGAACAGCTCGCCGGTCATGATCTTCTCGCTCTCCCCGGGCATGTCTATCAGGCTCTTTATCAGCTCGTCCCGCTCGGCGACGCGGATCATGGAGTCCGCCTGCACGAAGTCGGCGTACTTGCCGGTCGCCGTGACCGTCGTGAGGCCGGTCTTTTTGTCGGTGCTCGACCGCGTCTTGAAGATGTCGGCGAAGTTTTCCTCGCAGAACGAGTCGAACGCGCCCTGCCCCTCGAAATATGCGTGGAAGTATTTCCCGACGATGAGCGCCTTCGAGTCCTCGTCCTCCCACCGGCCGTCGAGAATCGCCTTCTGCTTCGCCTCGCACTCGAGCCAGCCCCGGTACTGGGAGCACGACATATAGCGCTCGTCGGCCTCGCGGCTGTAGTAGTTGTCCGTCGTAAGTTCAAAAAGGGGGTGCATCATAATCCTCCTCCAGCCGCTCGTTGCTTTTGCGTAAATCAAGGCAATGCGTTAAATCCGTTGCAAGCAACTCTAATTCGTGGTTGTTCAGGTTTAAGGCCAAACTCGATATCATCTGGTAAGGGGCGCGTTTGTTCTCCGCGCTGAGGGCCTTGATTATGGACCACAAGTCGTCTCTCATTTTTTGATCCCCAGCTGCCCGGTGATCTCCCCGGCCGCCGCCTCTTCCGCCGCGCTCGGCAGGTCCGGCTTTTCCGCCTCCAGCCCGAAAACGACCTCGGGCTTGGCAAACCCCTCCGTTATCGAGACATAGAGCTTCTTGAGCCTGACGATGTCCTGGTGGTTCGCCTTGTCGAACTCTTTTCCGATTATCCCGCCGAGCATTTCCGGTGTGACCCAGTCGACGAGGGCCTTGAAGTTGTCCAGCGCGGAGGCCCTTTTTTCCTCTATGGGCTTTTCGCCGCCGCCAAGCGCAACCAGCAGCGTTTCCTCGCACTTCGAGATTGCGGCGTCTACGACATAGCCCGGGATGACCGCCATAAGGCACGCCCGCTTGCGCCGCGCCGCGTAGTTTGCCATAACTTCGTACTTCTCGCGTTCTTCGGTAACTGCGTAGCTGCCTTTTTTCGTGTCCCGTCTGAACGCGACGTCAAAGACCTTCTCGTCCGACACGTTGGTTTCAAGGTCCCAGGCGAACGCTTTGACCGTGCAGCCCGTGTCCGTGCGGGAGATTTCCTTAGTGCCTGACACGATGTTCATCCAGTGCCGCGCCACGACCTCGATTAGCCTTATGGACGCGCCTTTCACCTCCTGGCCACCCTTGGGGTAGCTGTACTGCGCGATCTCGGCCAGCTTCGGGGACTCGCATTCCTCGAGGATTTTCAACAGTGAGTAGTTGATGTCCCGTGGGAACTGCCGCGCGAGGATCATCTTTGCCTTTATGTCCGCTATTTCGCGGGTTTCCTCTACAGCCGCCATCGCCGTTGTCGTTGCTTTCTCTATGAACGTGTCGCTCATTTTCCCTCATTCTCCTTTTTTATTTTTTTGCGCATACCGCGCCTTGACCGCCTTGATTACGGCGCCGCCGTACTCGTTTTCCGTCAGACGTATGAACTCGGCGACGCCCATGCTGCCGTCGAGGTCGACCCCGTTGTTCCGCACCCACGACTCGCGCCCGAACGGGCAGCTCCCGGTCAGCCGCCCGTGCCAGTAAAACAAGTCGCGGTTCGGGTAGTCGCGCCCTGGTTTGTGCTCATCGACGAACTTGCCGACCCGCTCTTCTACGGGCATGACATCAAAGAGTTTGTTCAGCAGGGCGTCGCGGGCTTCCCGCAGAGTTTTCCCATGGGCGAACAAGCCATCCTGCTTCATAACGAAGCATGGCGTAGTCGTGAGGTCTTTGTTCAGGGTCATGCCTTTAGCGATTCTGCCGCTTTTGTGCCCCCGCGTAAGTATGGTTTCGACGCCGTCGATTAGGTATACGCGCAAACCAAAAATCGACTTTATGCCGGAGCCGTCGCCGTTGCCGGAGCCGTCGCCGTTGCCGTAGCCGTCGCCGTTGCCGGAGCCGTCGCCGTTGCCGTAGCCGTCGCCGTCGCCGTTGCCGTAGCCGTAGCCGTAGCCGGAGCCGTAGCCGGAGCCGTCGCCGTTGCCGTCGCCGTAGCCGTTGCCGGAGCCGTCGCCGTTGCCGGAGCCGTTGCCGGAATCCGTGCTGACAAACTCAGCGATGCTTACATCTTCCATTCGCGGACACCCCTCAGCGATGCGGCTGCATCGTCGGTGCAAGGCTGCATTTCGACGACGTCCATAAGCACGACTTCACTTACAACCATCGTGAATTTGCACTCGCCCGGGTTTTTTACCCCTTCGGCGGCCAACTGGCAGCATTCGGTCGCGCCTTTCCAGTAATACAGCCGCCGGGCTTCCGTCATAGTGACTTCGCGGCCGTTCCGCTCCTTGATTTTGCCGAAAAACACGCCCGCGCCCCGCGCCCTGACTATCCAGTACCCTTCCATCTGTCCCCTCCATGTTTTTTAATAAGGGCATAGGCTGCACTCACCCATGTTACCCGTCATTCTGGCGTTCCGTGATCAGCGGCGACGCGCGGCACGTTCCCGCAGTGCAATTCGACTGGTATATTAACGCCGTGGCGTAAATATCGCTTTATTCCGGTTGAAGGCCCATCCTCGGCAAGACCTCCGCGCCCCCAGCTTCGACAAGTTCCGCCGCGTACCTGAATACCGCCGAGGCGTATGCCCATTGCGCGACGCTCTGCGGGTCGCGCCCGGTGTTGTGCCAGTAGAGCAGTTTCACCCACCCGAGTTCGGTTTCCAAGTCGAGCATATATGCATCCCCTGCGTAATTCCAGATTTCGACCGTCGTGAGCAAGTTGTGCCATGGATTGAGCAAATCGCGCAGCATGTAGTCGTCCGTCAATCTATATTGAGCAATCTTTGAGCAGCGCAGCCAGAATTTGCTTAGTTGAGCAAGCCCGTACCATCTGCCTCGGTACACGCAGGGCTCGGGGTCGAGTTCGCAAGGGGTGGGGCATCCACATTCGTCGTCGGTGCCGTCGCACCCAAGCGCGCATCCGGGTTCGTGGGTTACGCACCTTATGCCTCCGATTGCCCCGGCCCGGAACGTGGACTCCATGACGATCATCCCGATCATTATTTTCTCGTCGTACCCGTGCTCGCGGGCAAGGTCGCGGATCATCCACTGTATCTCCGCCGGAGCGCTGACCGGGCGGCCGTTCTTGTAGACCTTGTATATGGGCCGGGCCCTGTCTTCGCCCATGGGCGCTCCCGCTTCGCCAGGTTCGACGATTTGTGTTTCCGCGACATCCGACCGTATTCGTCCAAGCGCGCGTCGTAGCGGTCCATGCGGGACTGCGTGTCCTCGGCGGTAAGGGTTGGCGGTTCGCTCGGGGTGTCTGGCGCCGGCCTTGCCTGCGCTGCGGGGAGGGGGGCGTCCAGCGGCGGCCGGCTGCCTTCTTCCACGTGGGTGCCGCGCGTCCACGGTATGAGGATGAGCGCGAGCGCGAAAGTCATGAGCATTACCGCGGCCGCGCTCATTTCAAACCGCGAGAAGTGGAACCACTTTTTCAAATGACGCCTCCTGTTGCCGCGCGTTGCTGTGCAAATCTCGGTGCAGCTATGCCTTTGCCTTACTGTGCTGTTCTTTGCCTTTGTTGTGCACTGCCTTACGCCGCGTTGCCCTTGCTTCGCGACTCTATGCGTTGCCCTTGCTTCACAGCTCAAGGTTGTGCTTCTCTTTGCCTTCGCTGAACTCCGCCCGACCCCGCTCTGCTCTGCCTTTGCCGTGCAAAGCAGCGCATTGCCTTTGCACCGCATCGCGATGCTTCGCCTTTGCCGCGCCAAGCTGTGCCGTCCTCCGCCTCTGCTTCTCATCTCATTGCACATCCGATCTATGCCTCTGCTTCTCATGGCCGAGCTCTGCTAGGCAACGCACCGCCGCCGCTGATAGCCGCCTCGTCAATTCCAATCTTCCAGTTTTTCCCATCCGAAGCGGCCGCGCCCCGAGTTCCGCCACTGGCCCAGACCGTGTAATTGCCCGTATTCCAGCCATTCTTCGACCACCTTTTTGTGCTCGTCTACAAGGCAGAGTATTTCCGCGACGATCTCCGTGCCGGCCGGGGCTTCCTCGCTAATTGCCAGCGCGACGCGC